GAGAACAGACGTGATCCTACTATCTTTGGTGCAGACTTGAATGTTTTTCTAGGTGATGTAACGGTTAATGGAGATTTGACTGTGATTGGAACGATTAATGGAAACTCTGCACAGGGACAGAACGGCAACAATATATGGACTGGAACAAACGAATGGAGTGTATATAGACCACAGACCAGTATTTCATTTGGAGCAGGATTTCAAGGGGTTAATTTAGTTCAATCACAAAACCAACTGGCGACACAAGGAATTACCAACACAGGACAGACTTGGACTGGAACAAATACTTTTGTAAATCCATTTACAGTCCAAGGAGGGGTCAGTCCCGTTCCTGTAGCAGGAACAGATGGAGTTCAAGTCATCAATGCTCAAGATATCATGACAACAAAAAAGGCATCTTTTTTGACAGCAAATCAAACATGGACAAACGCAAATGTGTTTGAAGTTTTACCTATCTGCATTGACCCCGTATTAGGTGCAGAAATTGCTACAAAAAATTACGTGGATACAACGACCGCCGCAGTAGTGGTCGGCAAATCACAGACCGTCGTATCACAGGCAACCCTTACGGATACATTTGCGACTTCTCTTGCAGTTCAAGTTCAATGTATTGGGGGAGGTGGTGGATCAACCTCAGGATTTGACCGAGCAAACGGAAGTGTTGGTTGGGCGGGTGGTGGTGGTGCTACGGGGTCATTACTTATCTTAAATCGTGCGATAGGGGGAGTATCACAAGCGACTTGGGGGATTGTTTCGGGAGCAGGCGGAACGCCAGGTATAGGAACTACCCCGCCCGATGCTTATTCAGGTGCTGGTTCTTTTACTGTGCTTAATCTTCAACCAACTGCTGCTTCACTTGGTATAACACCACCGTTCAATGTATTCGGGGCGGCGGGTGGTAGTGGAAATACGGGATTTGCGGGGGATACTTCAACGGGCCCAAGTCTTGGAGGAATATATACAAATATTTTGAATACGATTGTAACCAGTCCATTGTGTTCTGCAAGTGGGAATGAGGGAACCCTTGGCGGCCAAGGCGGGACACAGAGTTCAGGTATTAATTTATTTGGGACTGGCGGTAGTGCCGAGACAAACGGGAATGGATTTCAGGGGAGGCTTGGAGGATATTGTATTACAAAATACATTGGATAAATACTGAACCATTTGGTTCAAAATAATATATGTTCATAGTATAATGGCGTTAGCAGGATTGGATGAGTTAGATTTATCTTGGACTTTGCGAAATGCCCTAACGATTAATAACGATGTAACTGTTGAAGGAGATGTCAATACGACAGGGGCAATCTATGATGGAGGAATACCGATTACGATCACAGGAGATAACAATGTATGGACGGGTAACAATTTGTTTAAAAACTTTCAACCAACTTTTCTTGCCCCCGTAGCAGATGAAGATATGACAACCTTTAACTACATGCAAACAACCTTTACTGGGGTTGGTGCGAATTATCTTCCTTTGAACAATAATTGGACAGGATTTAATAACATGAGTAATGGGAACCTACCTACAATTACAAATCAGGCAAACGCTGGAAATGAAATGGTTAATTTAAACACACTCAATGCATATTTGGCGACACAAACGGGACAGTTGACCACTGCAAACGTATGGACAAAACAAAATACTTTTACAAATAAATTGAATGTTCCTGCCCCTTTAACACTTGCTCAATTTGGAAACAAAACCTATGTAGATGCAGAGATAGCTGCTTATAATGCCGCTGGGGGAAACATTGAATATGCAGAAATCCTTTTCCAAGGAGGAACTTCAACCAATATTACATTGGATCCTACACTCTATACGGGTATGTATGTCTGTATGGTAGGTGGGGGTGGATTTGGTGTAGCTGCAGGAGCCCCCGTTGTTCCTGGAACAATTACGTATGGTGGTAGTGGAGGATATGCCGCCTTTAAAATACCTGCATTTACGGGAACCGCTACGTATAGTATAACCGCCGCCACAGCGGTTAACTTGGGAACTTCTACTTTTACTAATTCAAACGGTCAAGCCTTGGTTTCGGTATCTTCTGGACAAACACCTATTGATAGTGTATCCAATGGTGCAGGCGGAACGGTAACCCTTTTTAACGGCATGTTAGGGGTTCAAACCATTCAAGGAACCACAGGAATACCTATTACAGACACTGCTTCTCTTGTTCAATACACTTTTAATATTGGATGTCTCAATGGATACGGTCAGGGTGGGTCTTTTAACAATACATCATCCGTCACTGTTGTTCCAACTGGATTGTATTGTCTTCTTATAAAGTTCAAGAAATAAAATAATACTCTATACTATAATGGCGTTACAAGGATTACAAAATTACACGTTTCCACTGACCTTGCTTGGGGAAGTGACCATTAATGGTGACCTAAACGCAAAAGACATCTATGTTACGGGATTGGTAAATGGAGGAGGTATAAGCGTTGATATTTTGGGAACAGACAACACATGGACTGGAACAAATGATTTTCAAGATGATGCCTTTTATACGGGCGTTCTTGCACCATCCAGTTTCTACGATATGATGACAAAGTTAGATATTGACAATGCCGCCCTAGCATACAATCCATTACCTACAACAAATGGTTGGTTCCTTCCACCTGTATTTTCTAACGCTAACCCCCCTGCACTTCCTATCATTAATCCAGTCCTTATTCAAACAGGTAATGCAGCCAGTAACACACTTATAGGATACACAGACATGGTAAATATAGCAACAACAGACATCAATGTAAATCAAAACTTGACTACAAAATCTAATACCTTTACTGGGGTAAATACCTTTTCGGGAACGATATCAGCAGACACCACGATTGTTCCTTCTTTGTTAGTCCCTACCCTTCCTCAACAAGCTGCATCAAAAGGATATATTGATGGAAAGGTTGAACTTGCTGGTAAATCTGTTATTTACGAGATTTTAACCCCTGGTCTTTATAATTTTACAGATGCTACTCTAATAGGGGGTTCCTTGGAAAATGTAGGAAAAATAGATTATTGGTTGTTTAGTGGTTCATGTGGTGGAGCATCTGGGTCAGTTGTTTCGGGAACGCTTGGGAATGGAAATGGAGTAAGGGGAAATATTCTTTTATCTGTTGGAACGATTGCCGACCCTACCGTAGTTTATACTGCACAAAATACAGATGTTCCATCTACTACATCTTTATCTGTATCAAATCAATTGGTAGCGGTGGCGGATGGGGCATGTAATCTTAACGGGGTTCTTACGGCAGGTGTGGTTGGATCAACAAGTATGGTCACTCAGCAAGGTGCATCCGCAAACGGACAACTTGCCGCTAACAACATATTGGATTACGGAACTATCTTAGGGACGACTACATCAGCAGGTGGTTGTCTTTTTATTGCTTATTATATTTAGATGTATGATTAAAATATCTTCTTATAGTATAATATGTCTCAACTATCACAGTTTAAGAAAGCACAAAATCCAGACATGGTCTATTACGATATTGTGTCTACTAACTTTCAAAGCACAAGTGAACTTGACCCCTTCTTGAGATTTAATGAAACAAGAACCAACCCAGTCATTGAGAATTCGGGGGAATACTACATGAGTATTGTCAGGTTCAGTTTGGACACGTATAATTTACCTAATTTTATCTGTCAAATCCAACCGCAACAAGGTGACCCTAATCTTTCTATTTATTCAGTGACCTTGGAATATGATGACGGTGTTGGCGGCGTGACTACTGCACCACAACAGTATATAGATTGGGTTCCTCAAAATAAAAATCTACCTGTTCCTATTCCACCAAGTGCAACCAGTTCAGGATTTCAACAGAACAACACCGAATACTACTATTGTTATCAGTTTCAATATTTTTTAGAACTCATCAACAAGGCTTTTGGTGATGCAATGGCTGCTTTGATCGTATTGGTGGGGGCTCCACTTGCTATCGCACTTCAACCTATTCTCACTTGGGACGTGACCACTTCTAAGGCAATCCTACAAGCACAAGAAGACTATTTTAACCAATCCAATGTAGCACGTGTAAAGATATATATGAACCCGCCCCTCTTTGCATTGTTTAACTCTTTTCCTTCTCTTAACTTTGGAAATGTAGGGGTAACTTTAGGTAGAAATCATCAACTTCTTGTAGCGGATTACCAAGGCATTAATACCATCCTTTTGCCTACAAATGTTGTCGCCCCAGCGGTGCAGACTATCTATACGCAAATGTTCCAAGAGTTTAGCACTATTGATACATGGACACCTGTCGCATCCATTGTCTTTACATCTAATACCCTACCTATCATTAGCAATCAGTTGTCTGCACCTCTTATCTTTAACAATGGACAGACTTCTACGGGTATAGGAAATAATGCAAACTTTGCCCAGATCATTACAGACTTTCAAACCAATCAACAAGTATTTAAACCCAATATTCTCTATACCCCTACAGCTGAGTATAGGAGAATTGATATGACAGGGAATACGCCTCTTACAAATATTGATATTAACGTCTACTGGCGTGATAAGTTAGGGCAACTTATCCCCTTCCTACTTGCATCGGGGTCAACCGCTACAATTAAATTTTTGTTTGAGAAGAAGTTTCCAAGTAGTGATAAAGTGATGCTATCCTAGACGTTCTTAAGAAATTTTAAAATATGTATTCACCAAAATAAAATATATTTGGTTAGTATATAATGAGTGCCGACTTTAAAACAGTTCTCGTGAAAGATGCCCGAATTGGAGATATTACTGACCAACTGTCCTATGCCGTTGTCTCAGGTGCTTCTTCAAACACCTACCAGCAATTTTCGGCAGTGTCTACATCCAGTTCATCCATGTCCTTTAACGTCCAAATTCCAAGTGAGAACATCGTTGTATCTCGTGAAGTGTTGATCCAGACGGACATTGCCTTTACGATTAATATTACAGGTGTGACTGCAGGAGATACTGCCTTCAACTATGGTGACACGGATGCATTTCAGGCATTCCCTCTTAACTCGCTCTTTACGACTGCTTCTTCGCAGATTAACAACACCAACGTGTCAGTCAATCTTCAGGACGTTTTGCCTTCTATTCTTCGTTTGAACAACAACCGTGAACTGTATAAATACAACGGTATGACCCCCGTTCTTCCTGACCAAGCTTACAAGTCCTTCGCTGATGGTGTAGGAGGTTCAAACAATCCTTTGGGTGACTGGAGTGACCAGTCCTACGATGGTGACCTTTACCCTCGTGGTGCTTTCCCTGCAACCTTTGTGCTTCTTCACAATATCACAGCGGGTGGAACAGATGCTTCCCCCGTGTCTACCAACGTGTTGGATACTTTCGTCATTACGGGTTCCGTGACGGTGACTGAACCTCTTTTGGGTCTTTCGCCTTTTGTGTATGGTGATGCCGCTTACAACAAACAGGGTATGGTGGGTATCAATGCTATGTCATTCGTATTTAACGTTGACAGTTCATGCAAACGGTTCTTCTCTACTGCCTCACCCTTCACTTACTCGGTTACTCTTGGAACTGCAGCCCAAGCAAATCCTTTTACCAACACCCGTCTGTTATTGAACTTTCTCTCAACTCAACCTACTGACATGATTACTGCCCGAAACATCGTCCCCTACATGGATCTTCCACGTTATCTGTCCCTTCAGTCCTCTACTGGCCCTCTTACAAACGGTTCTTCTGCTACCCTCAACTCACAGAACATCCAAATCAACCAACTTCCAGACTATTTCATTATATCGGTTCGTAAACCAATGAATACCCAGACTGTTAAGGATAGTTCTACTTTTTTGAAAATTAACAGTATCAGTGTCAATCTTAATAACACATCAGGTCTTCTCTCGTCCGCTACTGCACAGGACTTGTGGCGTATCTCGGTGAATAACCACTCTACTCAGTCATGGGCAGAGTTTAGTTCTTTTACAAACAACGCAGACAATGCAACGGGAGTTGGTAGTCAAATCACAACCACGGGTTCGCTTCTTGTCCTCAGTCCAGCGTATGATTTATCTCTTCCAGACTTCTTGTCTTCGGGTTCTATTGGTCAATACAACTTCCAGTTTAGCATTAATGTAACCAATAACAACGGTTCAACCATTACCCCTGAAATCTGTATTATCTGTGTGAACTCGGGTATCTTCACGACTGTCGCTGGTTCATCCAACATCTACACAGGTATTCTTACCAAACAGATGGTTCTTGATAGCAAAACCAACGATGAAAGTGTTGATCCAGTATCTTCCGTCCAATACAACCGTATGGTGGGCGGTTCCATGGTTAACCGTATCGCTACTGCCGCTGCAAAAATGCCCTTTGTTCGGGAATTTGCCGATAAGTTGAAACGTATGACGGGAATGGGTGTCCATTCGGGTGGTGGTGTGTCCAGCGGTGGAATGGCTCAGTCAAAACTATCTAAACTTTGTTATTGAGTAAAACTGAGACAAAATAAAATCTAAAATAAAATAAAATGGGTATCACACCTACAGTAGGAAATGGGTTTTTTATTCATTTTGAAAGAAACGGTATTGTGATGCGTTGTCGTAAGCGGACAAGGGAAGATGCAGAACGATGTCTAAAATCTATGAAGGAAGATAGTATTGTAGATTTACCTTCAGTTCGTTATTACTTTGAGACAAATCGTATTCTTATTTTAAGGAAACCAAAATATACAGACCCTAAGTATAGAGAACCCTATCAAAATTAACATACCTTAAACTTTGTATGTTAATTTCCTTATATTTAGAATAATTACAGAAATAATATATTTAAGTAGTCTATATGGCTTCCCGAAACTATAATATGGCGTTTGACACCCCTTACAATGAAAAACTGCTGTCTACCTTGAGAAAATACAATATGCAACGTGATACTAATGGAGAACCTAACAACATGCATCAAATGTCGGGTGACCCGATGACTGGTGGTGCCTTTCTAGCAAGTGATGGGGCAATTTCACGCAAAAGTATACGTTATCACCCACATTTGTCTAATCCTCTTACGGGGGCAATGTCTAGAGAAATGGGTTCAATGGGTTCAATGAGTGGAGGTCTTCGTCCACCTGGAATGGTATCACCCTATGTGCAGTCTGTATCACCATCTCACATGGTTGTTCCTGGGACAATGGCGACTTATCCAGCGTATAATGCAGTAGAAATGAGGGCAATGAATGGAATGGATGGAGGATTTTTCTTTCCTGCAGCGATGGCGTTGGGTCGTATTGCTGGCCCTGCGATAGCAAGTGCAGTTATTGGTGCTATAGCAAGTAAAGGAATGGAAAAGGTGCTTGGTAGTGGTTCTGCAGCGTGTTCTTCATGTGAAGAGGCACAAGGACACATGATGCCTGATGGTTCAATGATGTTGGATAGTCAAATGAAAGGTAAAGGACGACGTGGACGAAAGAAGGGAGGAACCAATATCCTAGACCGAAAGTTCTCTATCAATGAAGTCAAGGATACTGGTCGTCAATTACTTGGTCTTGGAATACTTGATGAAAAGTTTTCTATTAACGACATTGGACGCACTGCAAAACAACTTGTTGGACGAGGACGACGAAAAAAGGGAAGTGGTATCTTGGATGAAAAATTCTCTATTAATGACATTGGACGCACTGCAAAACAACTTGTTGGACGAGGACGACGAAAAAAGGGAAGTGGTATCTTGGATGAAAAATTCTCTATCAATGATGTAAAAGATACGGGTCGTAATCTGCTTGGACTTGGTGCAAAAAAGCGAGGTCGTCCTAAAGGTTCTAAAAATATGAAAGGTGGATTTGGATTGCGTGATGTAGCAAATAAAGTAGGTTCTCTTGTGGGGGACGTTGTTAGTGTAGCAAAACCTGTCATCAAAGATGTAGCGATTGATTTGGGTAAACAGGCATTGATGTCCTATATGACGGGTAAATCGGGTTCTACTAAAATGCCTGTCAAACGTGGTAAGGGTGTCATGAGTGGTGGGTTAGCTGGTGTGGGTGTAATGAAAGGTGGAGCGACGGATGGACGAAAACGTCGTGCAGAGGTTGTAAAAAAGATAATGAAAGAGAAGGGTCTTAAGATGACAGATGCGAGTTCCTATGTGAAAAAACATGGACTTTACGTATAAGTATTTTAGAATGATATAATCACAATAAAAATATATATTGTTATTATATATGCCGACGGTTCCACTCTATAATCAAGGAGCAACAGAGGAAGCAGGTTTAACACGTGCAAAACGTCGTGTCGTCAAAGCAATGAATAGTGGAATAGCAAAACTTACTGAAAAACCAGATGAAGATCTTACGAATGGTTCAGCAGACCAAATAGCAAATAGGTTAATCACACAGTTTGAAGATTTAACAGGTTTGTTTAGACAGATTAATGCTTATTTTGGGTCAGGAGAAAGTGGAGAGATTTATCTTGAAAATCAAGGTGATGTTGTCAAAGCAATAAGTGTTGTTATTACCGCTACAAAAGTGGTTGGTCGTATATTACGAACATCAAAAATTCTTTTTCCAATGATGCGTTATATGGATTTAGGTATTTTGGGTGACCTAAAATCAGCTCAAACAGAATGTCATGACGCTGCAGTAGAAGCATTTGCAACTCTTCGTCAAGTTTATTTTGAAGATACCAACAATTATAATGATTTACCAGCAGACCAGAGTATTGGATCATTTGGATTTGAAGATGAATATGACCCATTTGAACCTACAGGAAACACACCACCTGAAGAAGATTACAGTATTCAAAGTGACCCAACAGGGGGTCTTCCATCTACATCTACCCGAACAAAACGTCGTGGAAGACCTATCAAAGAAGGAAGTGCTACTGATTTACTAAGACTTGCAAACAGAGCATTACGAGATTTACAAGCTGCAGCGGATGACAGACAAATGCGTGAAGAAGGTCGTCAATTATTGTTTCAACAAGAGCAATTAGACCGTGAACAAGGTCGTGTGGATGAACCTGATGATACAAGTGTTTTGACACCAGACAGTGGCGAACCTATGGGTAGAATTCAATTTATCACACGGATTGATAGAGCATCTTACCAAAATTTATTAGATGTAATGTCTTTAGCACTAAGTAAAGCAATGGACTTATTAGATTTGGGTTATACAAATTTTAATGCCCACCGACAACAGAAGGTCAGGAAATCTGCAATGGCGGATACTGCAGATGTAAGTAATGCAATTAAAACAGGTAATGGTCTTCCAGGGCGTGTTAAGTATCCTGGTGAAGTGTATACAATGGATGTTAGACCTGGTGACCGAAATGCAACCAAAGAAGAGATCATGATGCGTGGTGGATTTACGACGGTTCAGGGAACAGCTGCAAGATTTTACGGGGTTACACCACACATACAAAATATCTATCGTGTAGGTGGTTCAAGTAATATTTTGTATGAACGTGAGGGATTACCACGATTTCTTTAGGTTTATCCATACTTACCAAAGGATAGTTACCAAAGGATATTAGCAGCGTAAAATCCACGTGAACCTGGAACCTGACTATCTTTCTTGTGTCTTTTGTGATAAAGGGATTGTCTTCTCTCAGCGACTTCATATCCATCATCTTCTGCATAGGTGATAAAGTCCTTATACCTTCGGTCACCAATAGAGGTAATGTAATCCCCTGTATCCCGAGAGAAAACATCTATTTTATAGGGTGCTTTTGTAGCGGGACGTATGACTACCCCTAATTGTCTTGCTTTCAACTTGTGATAGGGTCTTAGATGATAGACATACATATAACTATAAAGATATTTTTTTTTAGTAAATTTCAAGATTTATTATATCCGTATAGGTTATAATAAATGCCTAAGAAACATGTAAAAGGAGGTTCTTTAAAGGCAGACCAATTACAAGAGGTTTTGGAAAATGCCTACAAACAAACAGATAATGCACCCAATGGATATACCATGGACAAAGACCTCAGTGATGACCGAGTAAAGGTTTACAAAGATATGAATAGTGATCAAGTGATTGTAGCTCACCGAGGGTCTAAGGGATGGCGAGATTGGTTAGACAATGCCCGATACGCATACGATGGAGACATTACCAAGTCGGGAACCTATCAAGATGCAAGGACGAGACAAAAGAAAGCAATAGATAAATATGGAGCAAAAAATATCATTTCTGTAGGTCATTCTAGAGCGGGTAAGTATGTAGAAGAACTTAACAAAGAAGATCCTGTAAAAGAAGTCATTACTTACAACAAAGCAGTTCATCCTAACACTATCTTTCAATCTAATCCTGAAAATCAAACAGATGTAAGAACCTCTACAGATATTGTGAGTGCTTTGTCCCCATTACAATTTTCTAAAAATAAAACGATTACCATTCCAAGTGGATACGACTTACTCAAGGCTCACAAACCAAGTGCATTGTCTTATCTTGGGAACAAACTGATAGGAAAGGGATACAAACAGATGCGAGTTGCAGACATGCGTAAATTTATCAAAGCATATAAGAAAGAGAAGTATGGAGAAAAGATGACGGGTGGTGCATCCCTTGGTAAAAGGGAATTGATTAATATGATGAACCCTATTCTTGAAGACGATGACTTGGATGAGATGGTTGGCGGTTCCATTTGGACAGACTTCGTAAAAGAATTTTCGGCGAGACACAATCTAAAGTATGCGTGTTCTTTGTCCAAGTGGAAAGAACCATTGAAGAAAGCATATAAATTAAAAAAGAAAGGTGAAGAATGGTTTGCACCACTCAAAGAAACAAGTGAAATGGGTTCAGGTATGGAAGGAGGTAACAAATGGACAGATTTTGTAAAAGATGTTGCAAAACGGGATAATACTACCTATGGATGTGCATTAAGTGACCCTGGAACCAAGAATGCATACAAATTGTTCAAAGATGGGAAACCGTGGTATTTTCCAAAGGCAAAAGAAATGGAGACACAGACCGATTTTGAAGAACCTGAACCTGTCCCTGCACCTGCAAATATTGAACCTATTGTAAATCGTATAGAAGAAAAGGTAAAAGAGTTAGAAAAACTTGGACGAGAAAATGGTGCTGTAGCTTACGATGCTGACAGTATTATTGCAAGTATTGCCTTTGTCAATCTCATGAAAAAATACAATGCAAAATGTATCATTGCTAACATTAGACCAAAAACAACTACTGGGTTTCCTCTTGGTATAGTTATAAACAGTAATGCTAAATTAACACCTGAGTATGATACTTTCAAAGATATGAAGGAACGACTAGGAAAGGCTCTTAAAAAATGTATAGATAGAGGAGTTACCTTAATTAACATACCTTTAACCTTGAAGTTTGGAAAAACAAGTAGTGGTCATGCAAATATGCTTGTGTATAGACCTTTTCAGCGTATTATTGAACGATTTGAACCACATGGAAAAGAATATGGTAACAGTGAAAAAGATAATAAAAGCATTAATAACCAACTCAAAGACCTATTTGAAATTTCCATGAAACCTTATATTGGTGAGATACGGTTTAGAGATCCAGAAGATATTTGCCCGAGTAATAAAGGATTTCAATCTCTTGAAAGTTCTATAAAAAATCTTGAAGGTGAAGGAGGTGGATTTTGCAGTATGTGGTCTATCTTTTTAACTGAGATGACTATGCTCAATCCTTTGAAAACAACCAAAGAAATTATTGATGAAGTGATGGACATCACGAAAAAAGAACCAACTTATCTAAAATCTCTTATTCGTGGTTACGTGTTACAAGTTGAACAAGAATTAGATACTCTTGTTAAGAAAATGGGTAAATCGGGTTTTAAGATGAATGATAACTCTACTAAAAATAATATCTATTCACTAACAAATTCTCTTGATAAGTGGTTAGTAGATGCAATATTTGAAACTGGAAAGTTTGTAGATGCTCAACCTGAGTTTCAACCTTTGCCTAAGGTTATCAAAAAAACAAAAAGTGATGAAAGTATACAATTAGATATCTATAAGAAGAAACTAAAATCATTATCAAAAGAAGAGATTGATGCTATCTATGGTATCTATGGGGCGTATGCACCAAAAGTATCAAAGACAGAACAGATATCTAGATTTGTAGGTTACTTGCAAGATGGTGAGGCTAGAGGAACTACTGGACTAAAAGATATTGATATCATCTTAAAACAAGAATTACACAAGAAGAAACCACCCTTTGAATATGGAATGGCTGTAGAAGGATACTTTACAGATATGGATAAATAATTAGATTATATAATCTTGTGTTAGATTATATGATCATTCTTGGGGATTGTCTCATGGAGATGCAGAAACTAAAAGACGACAGTGTAGACCTACTCTTCTGTGATTTGCCGTATAACCAAACATCATGTCACTGGGACTGTGCTATTGATTTGTCTCAGTTCTGGAAAGAGGTCAATCGTGTCTGCAAGGATACGACACCGATGTTCTTTACTTGTTCCACCAAGTTCGGTGTATCCCTCATCAACAGTAACCCTAAAAATTTTAGATACGATATAGTATGGGTCAAGTCTTCACCCTGTGGCTTCCTCAATGCAAAAAAGATGCCGATGAAGAAACATGAGATGGTTTACGTTTTTTATCGTAAATTACCTTTCTATGACCTTAGTAGTCACACACACAAGTTTATCAAAGAAATTCCAACCAAACGAGGAACGAAAGACAGAGGCAAGGACGGTGAGGACACAAAAGGTATGATTATTAACCGAAGTAAGAGCGAAATGGAAACCATTACCAAGTATGACCCACCTTTACCCACAAGTATTTTAAAAGAAGTTAGACAATCCACAGATAAAGAATGTTACGATGGTAATATAACCTATAATTACGAAGAGCGGGATGGTGCAATCTATGACCCCCCTTTACCCAACTCTATCCTAGAGATTAAGAGTGAAAAGGGCAAACATCCCACCCAAAAACCGACTGCATTGATAGAGTGGTGTCTCAAATATTACAGTAAGGAAGGCGATACCGTCTTGGATCCAACTGCAGGGTCAGGTTCTACAGGGGTAGCATGTAAAAATATGAACCGTAACTTTATTGGAATAGAGAAAGACCCTGACATCTTCAAGATGATGGAACAAAGATTAGTCTAGGTTCCATACTTCATCTATCCTCTCTTCAATGCATTTCTTCATCCACATACTATTCATGAAATTATCAAATGCAACCAGTCTTTCTTTGCGTTCTTGTTTGGTTACATTGGGTAGATTGTCATACAGGGTTACATGTCCATCTATGACCTCAAGACTATGAAGATACATATCACAGAAGTCAAACCATTTGCAGTTAGGGGGGAACTGGACTGGGTTGCTCATTATCTATACTTACAAGACTTCTTTATATTCATTTCTCCATACATATAAGTATGGATACAACACAAGAGGATAAGGATGCAATGGCGACGGATAGAAATTCATCAAAGTTCTGTATAAGAAATATAAAATATAAGAAATAGGAAATATATTTTTTTTCATTTCTTATATTCTTATAAATTTTCTCAAACAAAGTATGGTATTGTATCCAAAATGCTCTTAATCCTATACTATCTATAATAAACTATATGACCATTACCATGTTAAACCAGTAATTCCTTCTCTAGATCTTCTTGCATACTTCTTACTTTCATTACCAAGTTTATAAAAAAAATATAAGAATATAAGAAATGAAAAAAAAAATATAATTCATTTCTTATAAATTTTAAAAATAGTAGGATAGAAACAAGAAAAGTAGGAATAGACCTTTTTGTCTCAGCACTGCAAAGTTGAGGGTGTCTCCATACTTACAGGTCGTCATACTTACAGGTATCCTTGCATACTTCCTACTTTTACTACAAAGTTTATAAAAAAAATATAAGAATATAAGAAATGAAAAAAAAATAAAAACTATAATCTTATAAATTTTAAAAATAGTAGGATAGAAACAAGAAAAGTAGGAATAGGAATTTGTCTCGGTATCGTCTCCATACTTACTGGTCACCATACTTATCTGTATAGATAATGGATAACTCTTTAAAAATATTTTCTAGTCTTACTTTATATGGAATACAAACCTCTTGAACCAGACTGCATACCAACCAAAGTCACAACTATTCATCCATCTATTTTGAGGGATAGTCTTAGACACACGATGTATGATGTTGAGACAAGTGACAAGGGATTTAACTACGTTCCTAAGCCTGTTTCTTTAGGAATAAATAAGATTAATTAAAGGAATATAAAATATAAACCTATACTATAGAAATGGAACCAGTAATTCCTAAAAAAACTGCAAACTTGAACAAATACATGAGTGAGTATATGAAGAAGAAATACAATGAGAACCCTCAACAGCATCGTAGATATAAGAATTCTTTGAATATCAAAAAGAAATATGTGATCAGTGATGAGGTATGGGATAAGTATGGCGAAAACCTACATGCAGTTGTCTCGTTGAAGGAATTGATAGATGACCTTCCCAGTGGACACTTTGAGAAATTCCTCATGGAATATAAGACTTTGTCTTTCCAAAAAAAAGAACCCATTCATACCGAAGTCTAGGAACTTTAGGAAAAAAATACCAAAAATTGAAATAAAATACTTTTCAGGAAATAAGTATTTTATTTAGGAAAAAATTGAATAAAGAATTAAACGGATTTAAAGAAATTTTTATCTTAATGTATAGTATAATGACCAACTACATCTGTGAGAAATGTGCTTTTACAACCCACATCAAGACGCATTACAATACGCATCTTACTACAGACAAACACAAACTGAAATGCTCTACCCTTGCACAGCAACTCATGGAACTGAAGATCAAAGAGATGGAACTGAAGAATGAAACCAAGATGAAAGAGATGGAGACAAAAGCAGAGATAAAACGTGCAGAGATGGAGCAAAAACAAGAACTCAAGTTGAAAGAAATAGAACTCAAACATCAAATGAAAGAAGAGGCAAAAAAGAAAGAAGAGAAGACTATATCCTATCATTCACTAGAAGGACAGATAGGATGCCGACAACTTGAAGAGCAAATCGTAGAACGGTCTACACTAGAAGATTACAGTGACATATTCCATGGACTAATGACCTTTGAAGAACTCTTCATGCGTGACTTTGAAGCAGAATATTCAATGAACAAGAGTGTTGTCTTAGAACCTGGTCACAAAAGTGGATACTATCTAAATAATCACCCTGCATTGTGGCCTATGGATAATATCATTGATCCAAGACAGGCATTGTCCATTATCAAACTTATCCCTAAATACCATAGTATCTTGAAGCAGTTTGCAAAGGATAATGGTCACAATACCAAAGACTTCTTTTTATCTAAGGAAGAACAGACCCGAATTGAAGACCAAGTATTGGATAGAATTACCTATATCGTTACCTATGACAAATCTAAATAATACATTTGTAGAACAGTGATATATTCACATGTAACAAAGGTTTAAAATACTTAGTCTGTGAGAATAAGTATTTTAATATAGACTAAGTATTTTAATTTTTAGATTTTTAAAATGCAAAACACTGTTGAAATTCCTATATCTCCATACTTATAATTGAAATCCAAAGGGTTAGATTTTTACCATGTTGAACAATTCTGCAATTAGGGCTGGTGGTATTCTATAACGTTCATCCCTATTATTTCCTCCACCTTCCAAATAAGGTTGAATATTCTTAACATCTCTGTATTTTTCTCTCGCTTCCTTGGACTTGACCTTGATACGTTTGTCTCCATCATAGACTGTCTTGCTTCCTCCAAAATTAATACGATGTATCCCATCTACAAGTTGACCACAATCTTTCTTACACACCTTAGGAATGAACCCTTTTAGGTTTGTCCAAATACGAGTTCTTTTTTTGTATCCCCAGTCTGCATATTTACAGTAATCCACATCGTAAAAAGGACGAGACAAATAGTCTTTCATTTGACCTGTTTGAGGGTTCTCTATAAAATAGTATTTAGGTTTAAGATAGTCTATAATTTCCTCAGTCTTTCGCAAGATTGGTAATCCAATGGTGTCAATATCTTTTTGTAAAAGTTCGTAAGTGCATACTGATCCACCATGACACTTGAGTTTTCGTCCAATCCACGTCTTTCTCAAGACACTGAATGTATCACACGGTGGTGATGCCCAAATCAGGTCAAAATGTTCAGGTTTATAGATGGTGTAGTCCCAATTCAAAATATTTGTCTCAATGTCAGCGTTCTTTAAATCAAGTGAAACAACTTCCCACCCCATCTCTTTTGCAACCTTACCGACTGACCCTGTTCCACTAAACAACTCAAGAACCTTCATTATAAGATTAGAATATTTTATAATCTAACTATTTTTAGATAATTGAGACAAAATAAAATATGTATAATGTATAATGAATTTCACAGAGAAGACAGACAAAGATTTCAGTCAAGGGGAAAAGAAGATATTTGCTTTTTTATCTCTGCATGGGTCACAACGAGTGGTAGGTTCAGGATCATTAAAAGAGATTGAGTATGCAGCTGACCTTGACCTCATGGAATATGTTGAGTTTGGACGTAATTTAGAAGTATATGAGTGTGTATTAGATGTGTTTAGAGAAAAATATCGCACTGCTCATGCATCTAAGTCTATATGGATTACGGATTTTAAATGTGGGGTCTTGCCTGGGGGGCAACCTATCCGTTGGACGAGACAAAGTATTAATACAGGGCATCAGTTCATTGAAGATAGAAAGGTCATGTTTGTAGATTGTCTGCAACAGAAGAGCATTATCAAGATGGATGTCATCAGTTTAGTAGATGAACTATTTACAGAGTTTAGTGAGATGTATTTTATTAATTTTGGGGATTTTAAAACCTATAACCCTATCACAACCAAAAAAGAAAATATTGAGACAAGTCTTTTGCTTGATGTGAAGGCTTACTCAGGAAAAGGAAACTACTATAAGGCACTCAAACGTCTGTTTGCATACCTTCGCATCAGTGAAACCAATCCTTTCGTGATGAACAGTCTGGTGAACTTTTTTAATTCCAAAGTGGGTGAACTTGCAAGTTTCAACAGTGATCTAGAATTGATTACTATCATGTTAGAACAGAAATTTAGATTAGTAAAAGAAAAGGATATTATTCACAATCTTAAATATATTGAAAAGAATATTAATCCTTTATTCAAAGACCTTGTCTCAAGTATCTTGAACAGTAAAGGTTCTCATGCAGTATTGAAACGGACACAGGATGTGCAAGAAATCTTGACGGAACAAATACAAGACGAGACAAAAAAGTTCATCAGTTCATCAAAAAAAATATATCCGTATATTAAAGTATGAACCTTGAAGATGTAGGAACCCCTGTAGCATTGATTACATTTGAAGGAGATAAGAAGAAAAATAAGACACTGTCCATTGAACAAGATAAATCTAATGTAGAAACCTATTTGAAAGAATTGAAACTCACGAAACCCAAGGAAAAAATCCAACATATCCCAAATAAGAAGACGGAACGACAGATTTTATACATTACGGGTGCATCAGGGTCAGGCAAATCTTACTATACCAAACACTATTGTGATCAATACAAAAAACTATTTCCTAAAAATGATATCTATCTTGTCTCATCTATCAATGAAGATAGTAGTATAGATAAGGTCAAGGGACTGAAACGTATCAAATTGTCTAACGAACTACTCACAACCGACCTACAGGCTGCAGACTTCAAGGATAGCATGGTTATTTTTGATGATACCGACTGTATTACAAACAAAATGATGAGAATGAAAGTGAATGGGATACTAAATATGCTTTTAGAAACAGGTCGCCATACCAATACAAGTGTCATTTATACAAGTCATCTTGCAACCAATGGACTAGATACAAAACGTATCTTGAATGAGGCTCACAGTGTGACCATTTTTCCGCATTCACTAGGTGGTCGTAGTTTGAAGTATCTTTTGGAGAATTATTTTGGATTAGACAAATATCAAATTAAGAAGATTAAAACATTACCTTCACGTTGGGTAACCTTGGTTAAGTCCTTCCCTATGGTGGTCTTAAGTGAGAAAGAAGCGTATGTCTTGAACTTACCTGATGAAAAAGAATAGATTTTAATAATTTAATATCTTGTATAATTATAAGATGTTAAACCTTGCTTCTCTCAATCAACGGGTCAATGCCCTTACTGCAAAAATTAACAACATTGTTCCTGGTGGTGAGAACTTAGCGAACACCCTCTTGAATGGAAACAGTGCAGGGGCGAGTGATATAGACATGAATAGTCAGGATATTTTGGATGTGAATAACATTGATCTTGTGACCATTAACAGTTTGCCGTATCCGCCCACTAGTGCAATACCCACCTTTCAGCAGGTCTTGACGGCGGGGAATAATGCAACCTTACCCGTCGTAAACTTCGGGATAAATAATTTACTCACATTTGTATCTACCAATGTATTTGCGAGTGGTATTGATGTTGAGTTTGATGACGGTATTACAAACCAACTTACTTCTTACAGTTATAACGGGACTGGATCAAACGGGAATTACGCTTTATTCTCAACGGGGGGAACTATTGATATCACAACGCCTTTTGATACTTATATGAATACGGCAAGTCCTTCTACGGGGGACGGAACTCTATATGTGCAAAATATACTCATGGAAGGTGTGGATAATGCGACTTCCGTCCTTCAAACTCATTCCGCCAATCAAACTTCTAATACTGGATACGCAAGGTTGGAACTTGACTCGGGTAATATTGATGGTGTTGTTCCGCCAAGAGCAATCTTACAAGCGTTTAGTGATGCGACACAGTCCCCGCCTTATCCCGCAAATGTGAATAAAATAGACTTGGGCGGAGCAAACGGCGACGAAGTCCTTATCACTTGTGGAAATGCGGGGGAAACACTTCCCGAAAGTTACGTTAAATTGTTTACTGATGCAAATGACGGCACAAATAACTATGTGAAATTAGGTATTAGTGATCCCGTAACGGGAATAGGGGGAGAAATCAGTTTTGGAAGCACCGCTTACAGTATGACTTTACAGAACCAACTCGTCCAAACCGTATCTTCACTAGGCGATATTGTCAATCGTCGTAATCTTTCTTTTGGGACTGGATATACAAGTCTTCAATGTGGAATAATAGAAAAGACGGCGATCAATGCTGTTACGAGTGGAACGACTACATTGACTACCGCAAACGCATTTCAAACGACCCTTAATACGCCTCTTGCAGCGGGTCGTATCTTTGTATTACCCGCCCCGTCTGCGGGAACGATTGGACATTGGTATGGTATCTGTAATAAATCCACCGTAAATACAATAGCGATACAGTATCCCGCCGCCACTACCATTGCTACTATTGCCGTTTCCCCGAGTGCAACGAATGGTGGAACGGTTGCGAGATTTGCCGTGGATTATACTGGAACAACATACAGTCGTATAGGATAATCTTTACCTATTGTATGGACACAGAACAGCAAATCTTTTGGACTTCCTTCTATACCTTTGCAGGTGGGTTCGTGTTAGCATTGTTTGCAATTGCTTACAAGAGCAAGTGTGATAAGGTTAATCTTTGTTGGGGTATGATTGAGATACATCGTGCCGTAGATATTGAACTACGGGAAGATGTAAGAACAGAAAATCCAATTAGTGAAGACGTTTAACCCTTGCATACATCACAAGAAAACGTTGATAGACTGACTGAGACAAAAGGTAGAGGTAGAACCCTAAGCTGTAAAAGTCCATTATAAAATGAAGATAGAAAATATTTTATCTTTCTATTCTATAATGGATTTGAACGAGATTTTTACGAGTAAAAATATTACTGAAAGTTCAAAGAAACTTTATTTAGCAAATCTTACCCGACTTAACGGGGGAGTAATTAAAAACCTCAAATTCTTGGACAATGTAGATGCAGTCAAGGAAAAATTAGAAAAATATAAACCAAATACCCAACGTAGTTATATCATCTCTATTGTCTCACTTCTAAAATCTCTAAAAGAAAAACAAAAGAAATACAGTAAGTTGTATGATAGTTACTACGCTATCTTGGACGGCATGAACAAGTCCCTGAAGGACAACACGGAGAAGACAGAGAAGGAAGAGAAGGAGTGGATTGGACAAGATGCAGTCAAAGAAAAGTTTGAGACAAATATGAAGGTCATTGAAGAACTAAAAGATAAAAAGAAACTAACTACAGAAGAGTATGAGAAACTTCTACATCTTGTTGTTTTATCACTGTTTGTCTTGCAGAAACCACGACGTAACAAGGACTATCAAGATGCCTACATTACCAAGAAATATAAACCTGAACTAGGAACAGAAAAGAACTTTTTTGATTTATTTAAGAATGAATTTCACTTTAACAACTACAAGACACAAGGAACTTACAAGACACAAACATGTGAAGCGAACCCTTTACTTAGGGAGATTATAGACTTTTATCTTAAATTTCATCCTCTAAAGGCAAAACTAAAAGAAAAGGATGCACTCATTCCTTTGTTAGTGGATGAGAAGGGTGAACCATTTACACAGAACAATTCTCTTACTCGTATGCTTTATAAAATATTTGGTTCTAAGATTGGATCTAGTATGTTGAGAAAACTTTACCTTACTGATAAGTATGCCGACGTAATGAAAGAGATGAAGGCAGACACACAAGCTATGGGAACTTCTACAGGAACTGCACAGACAAACTATATCAAGAAAGACTGAGACAAAATATAAGAATATAAGAAATGAAAAAAATATATTTCTTATTTCTTATATTTTTAATCTAATCTTTCTATAATGGAGTGTAAAGAACAAGAAGATGCTTTGAAGTGGTGTCTTGCATTCAACCAAGTCAAACGAACCCGTTGCGAACCACTCTTACAGGAATTATCCCGATGCTTTGCGAAGACCCTTCTTTAGAAATGGAGACAAAGTCTTACCTTTAATTTTTTGTTTTGTCTCAATTTGTTTTTTTAGGTCAGTAGGGTCAATCTCTGCAACGGTCAAGGGTGTAGTCTTGTTCACACGAACAGTGGGTCTTAAGACGGGGTATTGGTCTTTGTCAGCTACATCAGTCCATTTTTCCTTGAACCATTGTTTTAGTTTCTTTGGTTGGTTATCCTCACGGTATTCACCACCGAGCGATTTATATGTTCTAACAATCCATCCACTCTTGTATGCACTGGGTTTGGAGTAGATGGTATTGGATCGTTGTTTGACGGCATCATACAGTTCTGTGTCCACTGGGGTAGGCATATAGATATCACTTTATTTTTATCCTATCCATATAGCGACAAGTGCATCGTTAGGTAGACCTGTTGCTTTTTGTGTATCTTTTATCATTTTATTAAACATTTTTAAATCCATCATCATGTCTTTCATACAGATAATTCGTAAGATGATCCAACGACCGCAAGTGTTGATACCTTGTCTCAGTTTCTGCAGTCTTGCTTTATTATAAATTAGTTTGTATCCTTTGGATGATTTCATGAGATTTGTCATGTAGTCTTCCGCTTGTCCAAGCATCTGGTTACGTATCTTTCCCAATAGGTTCTTTTGACCATCAGGGCGAACCCCGTAAGGATTAAACCATTCAATGGTCTTGTTATATTTCATGATACAACACCAATGACCTTGATTGTTTTCGTGTTCCACTAAGATAACTCTAAAATCTCTTTCTTTAGGGAGAAGTTCATCAATATGTCTATAATTTGCAAGTTCACTATATTTGAGTATCTTGCTTTCTGCACCATCACCAAAATACCGAGCGATGTCCCCATCTGTTAAGCTGGTTCCAATTCGTTGAACAATTGTATCCTCATCTAAGGGTAAAGGAGATTTCATCATGTTATCTGTATTCACCATTTACAATAAGGACATATTATTTTTTTGATTATTTAGGCAATAAGTATTTTAATTCGTTTATTTCCTAAAATAAAATCTAAAAGTATATTATAGATGGTAAACTATGAAAATGACTACATTTGGGGAGAACAACAACAACAGAAAATATTTCCAATTTTAGAAGCGAAATGGAAAGGTTTAAGACCCCAAGGAAGATATGCAAAGTATGATGCGGTGAATGAGACAACTAATATAGAAATTAAAAGTAGAAAGAACTCTTACAATGCATACCCTACTACCTTACTTACTTTAAACAAGATCAGTGATACAAGCAAGACTAATATTTTTGTTTTTAATTTTGTAAAGGAAGACCAGAATGAGATTTATTATATTGAATATGATGAAGAAAAGTTTAAAATGTATGAACGACGCATGTTCTCACGTGCAAAGTTTAAGGCAGATGAAAAGGAATACATCTATATCCCAATCAAAGACCTTATTTTATTAGATGATGAATGGATAGATACAACAGTAGACACAACATTCGTAATAATCTAAAAATAAAATATACCTATAGATTATATGTCTCATGTAAATCAAAGTTATCTTACTAATCTTATCAAGGATTTGCACAATGCAGAACATGAACTCTTTAATCCTACTCACAAGACAGATGATGAGAAGTTGGTCAAGTTGTTCCAGATGAAGGCGAGACAAATCAGTGCCTTAAAGTTTAATGTCCAAAAATTAGTTGAACTCATAGAAAAAATACAATATCAAAAAGATAATCCTAAGATTAAGGTAGTTGGTATTTAGTTCTTTAAAAAATAGATTTAAAGGTGTATCCATACAATAAGTATTACGATGACTGAAATCACGATGCGTCTTCCTATTGAAATTGCAAATGCTATCTACTCTTTTGTAGGTAAGTCACCCACTGCAAAAATTATTAGACAACACTTGAAGAAAACCGAAGCTTGTATCTGTGATCTATGTCTAGAAGAAACAGAAGCAAAATATTTCATGTCTTACGCTAACAAATGCGATATGTGTTACGTTAGAGAGAACCCTGAACAAGATACTGGATTAGGACGAGGATGCGATACTTGTCTTAAAGAACTTCACATGTATAAATGGTGCAAAATTTCAGGTCAAGGAGGAGGAGAATACTGTATAGAATGTTATCAAGAGATGGAGATGGAATAAGTATAGATAATGTGATTAAGACAAAAATGAACTTAAAGGCATATCCATACTTAAAGTAGGAAGATGAGCAACATGTCTAAAACGGAAATCAAAGAGATGAGCCTCAAAAGCGAGATTAGCAGACAGGTCAGCTTGAAAGAGTGCGAGAAAAAAACCTTGAGTAAGATGAATGAACTATTTGCTGAAAGTCTGTATGAAATGGATGAAAACAAAGTCCCACGTGCAGTGATAGATAGTCTAGTGTGGAAATATGTAGAGATTAATCATTTGTGGTGGAATGGAGATAGTGAGAAGTTAGGTATCTACTCTACTATCCAAGATTATACCAACAAAGCAGGTAAAACATTCAAAGCACACTACTCAAAGCATGGTCATTATATCTGCAAGGCATCCAGTGATAAACCTATCAGTTATAAAGGATACTTTGAGATGAAACCTGAAACATTTGATTATTCCTTAAAAGACAAGAAGATTGAGTTTATACCTAAACCATTGAAAATCTAAATACAATAAAAGAAATCTAAGTATTTGAATAAGAAATCTAAGTATTTAAAATAATCTAATACAAAATAGATTATTTTAGATATAAATAGGTAGAAATTAATTAATTTTTACTTTCTATAATCTATTTTAAGTATTTGAAATCTAAAATACTTATTCTATATTTAGATTTCTATATATAATCTATACTTTATTAGATTTTTCTTCTTTCTTTTTAGATTTTTCAGCATCTAATTTAGGTTTTCTTACCTTTTGATAATATTCTTTTTTCTTTTCCAGTAGAGCTGCATATTTCTCTGGATCTTCTTTTAGACGTTCATGATACTTCTTGCATTTATCTCGGCACTTATCAGGGTGTGCTTTTTGGTATTCACTAACCCGTTTCAAGTGATTATCATATTTTTTTGCCTTTTCTTCATCCATACTTATAGTATGGATATTTCTTTAACTTCTTTTGTCTCGGTAATTAAAATGTTGGTCTATAGTATAAATGTCTCTAAAGCATATTGAGAACAGACGTGATCCTACTATCTTTGGTGCAGACTTGAATGTTTTTCTAGGTGATGTAACGGTTAATGGAGATTTGACTGTGTTAGGAACCATCAATGGAAACTCTGCACAGGGACAGAACGGCAACAATATATGGACTGGAACAAACGAATGGAGTGTATATAGACCACAGACCAGTATTACATTTGGAGCAGGGTTCAATGGGGTTAATTTAGTTCAATCACAAAACCAACTGGCGACACAAGGAATTACCAACACAGGGGCGACTTGGACTGGAACAAATACTTTTGTAAATCCATTC